TTGGCGGACAGCGATTGCAGCGAGCCCAGTTCGGCGCGCACGCGGCCGATCGCCGCGACGGCGCCGGAGGCATCGCCGGTGATCAGTACCTTGGTTTCGTTGGGTGCCGCCATCTGTGGCCTATCCGGTTAGCTGCTGCGGCGGCCTGGCCGGTATCGTGGCGTTGGCCAGATCGACCGCCAGGCGGTAGGTGCGCCACGGGTACGACCACGGGTTGGCGTGGCCGTGGTGCATTACGAGGGCGATACAGCTTTTGTCGAGATCATCCGCCCGGCTTCCGCTTCCAGCGCCCGGGCGACCGCTGCGACAGCCGCCCGCGGACGAAAAAAATGCGGGTTGATCTCCTTGCAGACGATCACCAGCGGTTCGAGCTCGGTCGGCGTGTAGGCTTCCAGCTCGGCGACAATGGTATTGCTCATTCGCGCCAGGTCGTCGAGCCCAAAGTCTTCCCACACCAGCGCGTGCACGGCGTCGGTGCCGAGTTGGCCGGTCTCGTACTCGACCAGCCATTCGCGCACTTCGGCGACCGTCAGCTCATGGACGATCACCTCGCGCATCGCGTCGCCGCGACCGATGATGACGGATCGGCGCGCGGGCATTACTGCGCGGTCTCAAGCATGAAGTACTGCGAGAGGCCGCCACCACTGACGGTTTCGTCCTTCTGGATCGTGAAGCTGACGGCGAGCGTGCCGAAGTCGTCTCCGATCAGGTCGACGTTCGACGCCACGCCCAGCTTGCACTTGTAGAATCGGCCGATGGTGTACTTGCCGTTGACCTCGTTCACGCCCTCGACAAAGATCGAGACGTCCGGCGCCGAGGTGATCAGCGCCTGCACCTGGTCGCTTAGGAGCGGCGTGTAATCGATTGTGATCGAGTCGCCACTGCTCACCGAACCGGTGGTGATCGTCGCGGCGATGGTGATGCCGCCCTGGCTGACGGTGTAGTCGGCGGTGCTGATCGTCGTCGCGCCCTTTTTGACGACCGGGGCTACCGAGGTATTGATCAGGCGCGCGGTCGGCACGAACATGTTCGGGACGATCTTGCCGCCGGCTTCGGCGACAATCGGCGTCGCGTTCTGCGCGGCGGTGGTGCCCCACAAGGCCAGCGCGAGGTTGGCCGGCGTGAAGTGGCGCAGGTCCATCGAGCCCGTCGAGTCATTCAGGCGCTTGACCGAGGCGTCGATGCCTCCGGATGCGCTGGCGTAGTCGAGCAGCTTTTTTTCCTCCTCGGAAAAGGAGAAGGCGAATTTGCTGGCGTTTTCGGCATAGACGAAGGCCCGCGCGTTGAATTGCGATCCGCTCGCGTAGGGGGCGATGCGGATCTTGAACTTGCCGATGAATGCTTGACCCATGGTCGATGCTCCTGAAAAATCAACTGCCGGCGAGGTGCGCCGGGATGGAAAAACCGAGCGAGAGGCGAACGATTCGCCCGTCGTTGCCGGTGGGCGGTCCGTCTACGATCTGCACCGTTCGGCCGGGCTGGATTTCCCAGCCGACCAGCGCATTGCCGGCGGCTTCGAGCAGATCGAATGCCGCCTCCTGCTCGGCCTCAGTGGCGCGCCCGGTGTCGCAATAGACCGAGAAGGCGTAGCCGATCTGCAGGCGGGCGTTGACGCCGGTCTGGCTGGTGGGGTCGATGCTGGTCAGCATCAGCTTGCCGATCACCGCCGCGCCGCTGTCGTCGGTGAGATCGACGTCATCCAGCGTGCCGAGCAGGATCGAACCGGGGGCGCACAGCGCGGCCAGGCGGGCGAGGATGGTGGCTTCGGCGGCGTAGATCATGACGGCACGCGGACCAGTGCGGCACGCATTTCGCCGCTGTTGATTTGGCGGGGGGCGCCGTTGACGCGGTAGAGGGTGCCGTCGATGGTCACCTGGTCGCCGGTCTGCAGCGGCACGCCGAGCCGGTAGCGCAGCGTGTGGCCGGTGGATTGCGCGGCGAAATAGTCGTCGTCGGCGGTGTCGAGAAAGGCGGTAAAGGCGGCTTGCCCGAGCAGGCAATCGACGGCCAAACCGAAGTCGCCCGCCTGGTAGAGCGCATCGAGCATGAGGTCCTGGACCAGCTCGATGACGGCGATGCCGAAAGCGATGTTGTCGGCGGCGTGGCCGTGCTGCGCGTGCGCGATCATCAGGCTGACCAGCGTCTGCAGGGTCGGCGCGTCGGCGGTATGCGGGTGCAGCGCGTTGGCGACGGCGAGCGTTACCGCCTGGCTGATCGCCAGCGGATTGGCGGCGTGCGCGTGCAGCGCGTCGGCGATCGCCAGTACCGCGGCACCGGTGTTGTCCAGCGTGACGTTGCCGGCGGCGTGCGCATGCAGGGTGTTCTGGATCAGCAGGAACAGCGCGGCCGAGAGCGTCGGCGCGTCGGCGGTATGGGCGTGCGCCGCCGGAGAGACGGACAAGCCCATTGCCGACGACAGAGCCAGATTGGCGGCGGCATGCGCGTGCGCCGAGGCGGAGGCGATCAGGGCGTGCTCGGACGAGAGCGCCAAAGCGTCTGCATTGTGGGCGTGCTCTGAGGACTGCAGTACGAGGTTGGCGGCGCCACCGGTGTCCGGGATCCATATCCGGCGGGTCGCGGCGGCGAATATCGCGGCCGGGTTGCCGGACAAGTGGCGTAGCGTATCGTCCGAGAGGTCACCGAAAGACGCTACCAGGTAGCACCGGGTAGCCGTCGAGGCGCCAAACCACAGCAGATCCGGCGCGACGTAGAGGGATGTCTGGCCGTTGGCACTGGTCTGCACGGCGCCGCCGTTGAACGACGCGGCGATGCCCACTCCCGGGCGCCAGCGCACGATGCCGACAAAGTCGGAATCATAGGCAATGGTCGGTCCGGTAATCGTGACGTTGGTATTGCCGGCGACGGTGGCGCGCGCTTCGAGCGCGCCATTGGTGCAATAGATGCGTGGTACGCCGTAGCCATCGATGGCGCTGGTGATCCCGTACTTCCCCTGGCCGGCTACCGCCTGTCCGGCGACCAGAAACGAAATCGCCTCTCCGTTGACCACGCGAGACGGCGCGCTGATGCCGTATGACCCGGTGTTTTGGGCGCTGCGCATGCCCAGCTTGCCGGCGACCTTGGAGAAGCTTGGGTTTACAGTAACCGGTGCTTTCCGTACCAGCTCAAAGTGATAGCCCGACCCGACGCTGATACACGCCCGCACCCCGTACTGCTGACCGACCTCGGCGATGTTCTGCGGCAGCCGGTGGCGGCGGCCGGCGTATGGGGTGACGAGCACGGTTACTGCGCCCGGTGGGTAATCAGTGCAGCGCGCACGACGATGTTGCGGGTGGCCACTTGCGGGCCGCTGACGCAGATTTTGAATGCCTTGTTGGCGGTGCGTACCGGGATCGTGCGCGAGACGATGCCACCAGACGCCTGGTTGTTGTAGGTGTCGAGCAGCGCCAGGAATTCGTAGTTTTCGACGTTGACATAATCATCGCCGGCCGATCCGTCGACGTTGCCGTCGCTGTACAGGATGCCAGCGGTAACCGTGTCGCCAGATGCCGGCGTGCCGGCGTTGTCGACATAGATGACCACCTCACCGTCCCAGTCCTCGATGTTGAAGGCGACCGCATCGGAGACGCTCCAGGCGTTGTTGCTGGAGAGGTTGACCGACGCGGCTGAAGACCAGGTAATTGCGGTCTCGACTTTGCTTGAGGCCATTATTCAGATCCCCACGGGCCGCGCATGGCGCGGGATACGTCGGCGGCGGTCACCGGCGCAGGTACTTCGGCAAGCGCCTTGATCGCGGCCGCCTGTTCGGCGGTCAGCAGCGTGCCGACCATCGCGTCGATTGCCGCGCGAACGGCCGGATTGCCGATCTTGAAGTCCCCGTGCTGGATCGACCGCCACGCCTGCCGGGCGACGGCATGGATGGCGATCTCCTGCGCGCCCGGCCCGGCCGGAGCGGTAGCGGCCTGTTCGAGCTGGTAGAGGAACAGCGGGCCGGCCGGGATGCCGAGCGCAATCGCCACGTCGCCATCTGAGATCAGCGCGTCGCCTGGGGTAGTCCGGCCAGGCGTCAGGATGGCGGCAATCGCCTGGTCGTCCGCCGCAGCGGTCGCCTTGCGCGAGGGGTCGCTGCCGTCATTGACAAACGGCGCGCACTCGGCCGCGCGCGGCCCGGTCAGGATCTCGGCCTTTAGCGCGAGGTAGTCCATTACGATCCCCGGACGCTCGATGCCAGAGCCATGTCGAACAACCCTTCGAAGGTCATCGTTGCCGGGCTGACGTAGGTTCCGGTACCGGTCGCGAGCAGCTTTTCAGCGCGCGTCGCGGTTCGCCGCAGCGCATCCAGCAAGGCATTTTTCAGGGTGTTTTGCGTCCCGCACAAGTCATTGATCGCCTGCGCGACACTGGGGTCAGGAGGGGTGGTCGAGACCGAAAAGAACCACAGCAGCGAATCACGCTTGCCAACCGTCAGATTGTCGAGCTGCGCGATGCCTTTCGAGATCGCCACGCGGGCGGCGTCCGTGCTGAGCACGGAAATGAACACCCAGAACGACGGCTGAATGGTGTTCAGCCAGTCCGCCAGGGCCTGGTCGTCGCCGTCCTGAATGTACACGGCAGCAGTCTGATCAGCCAGGGCGGCCGTTTTGAGGGTGCTTGCCTGCAGCGGGGTAAGGCCGGCGGCACTGGCGGCGAATGACAGCACCAGCAGCAGCGCGAAAACAAGATGCTTGAGTTTGGTAGTGATATAGATCATGACAGGTTTGCTTTCCTAGATGGTTACGCCGGGTCGGCGATTTCGCGCTTCCAGGCCGGGAAGTTGACGGTATTACCGCCGCCGGAGGTCAGCGCCAGCGACGTGCAGGTGGTCACTCCGAGCAGTTTGGAGTTCGCGACGTCGACCTGCGCGATGTGCGTTGCGGTGCCGCTGTTGGTGATCGTCACCCCGGACTTGGCGGCGGTGGTCACCTTGCGGCCGGAGGTGTCGCCGTCGGCGATGGTGAAATCTCCGGAGGCGAGCGTTACCTCGGCCAGCATGTAGGTGGTGATGGCCTGGGTGTAGGTCGTCGGCTCGGACGAGCAGGCCGTCTGCCTGGTGCAGTTGTTCTTGATGACGTTCAGCGCACCGTCGAGCACGTCATCGTGGATCGTCTTAGCCATGTTGCGGCACCTCTTGCGTGGTCTGGCCGATGGTCACGTCATGGATGTCGAGCGTGACCGCCGTTGGCGCGATGGGCGCAATGCCGGACTGGACAGACGGCGCCGGCTGGTCGTGTTCTTGCATCGCGTACTCCTGCGCCCGCGGGCGCTCGGTGGGTTTGGCTGGGCGGCGGATCAGGTGGCGACCGGCAGGTACTGGCCGAGCTTGATCTTGACCGTGGACGACGGGTTGGCGGCGGCTTCCACCGCGACGCCCACGCACTGCTGCGCGGTCGTGGTTTTGTTCACCACCTTGTTGGTCGAGTCCCAGAAAACGCGGTCGCCGACCGAGATCGCCAGCGCGGAGGTCTTGCCGATGGTGACGACGCCCTCGGTGATGAACGCACCGGGAGTCGAGATCGCGACGTCGGCAACGGCGACGCCGAACAGGCCGGCGCCGTGGAGGTAGCCAACGCCGGCGGCAACGGCGGCGGCGGGCGTCAGGGTGATGGACCGGCCATCTTCTACGTAGGTTTGCATGGTGTGGCTCCTTGGGGCTGTCTGCTTGGCAGGCGGGCGGGATGGCCCGCCTGCGGGTGGCTGGGGAGAGTGGCTTAGTTCGGGTTCTTGGCCAGGCCGCGATGGTCGAGCGCTTTCACGCCGGCATCGATGCGGACCTTGAACTCGACGCCGTCGACGGTCCATCCGCCCTGCTGTTCGAGGGTCGGGGCGTCGTTGCCGTCGAGGTAGGCGACTTCGATGGTGTCGTTGATCATCGGGTTGGCGGCGCAGAACCAGTTGCTGGCGCTCGACACGTCCAGGCGCGGGTCGGCGATGACCTGGAAAGTGTCTTTCATCCAGTTCGGCGTCGTCGCGGTCTTGGCCGAGGTGATCTCGTTTTCCGCCGAGGCGATGGTCCGGGCGAGGCCCCACAGCGCGCGCGGAACGACCAGGTAGGCCATGTTGATGTTCAGGGTGTTGCCGGTGGCGTCGGTCTGCTTGGCCATGGTCGCCGCGGCGATGTCGACCGAGGCGGTAGACAGCGCGGCGGCGGTCAGCAGGTTGGCGTGGTTGGCGTGGAACAGCGCGACTCCGTCGGCCATGGTCGGGTTGCCGGTCAGCACGGCATAGACCAGATTGCCGACGGTTCGGATCGCGGCCCGGCCCATTTTCGCCGGGATGCGCGTGAAGCTGTCCAGGTCGTCATTGACGATCGCGTGGCGGGTGATCGAGAACAGCTTGCCGTAGGTCGCGAGCTGGATCGTTTCGCCGCGGTCGCCGACGGTGGCATAGGTGTACTCGGCGCCCTGCTCGACTTTCGACAGCGCCGGGAAGGTGTTCAGGTCGACGCGCTTGCTGGCCTTGAAGTCGGGCAGCGTGCCGCGGCTGGTCCACTGTTGGAAGGTTTCCTCGGATTCCTGCCAGCCCTTGAGCAGCGCCTTGTTCGCGACGTCGGCCAGGAGGTTCGTGAAGTCGCTGGTCGAGTGCGTGAAGGCGGCGGCGACGACGCCCATTTTGTCCATGCCCTTGGTGGCGATGTTGCGGCGGGTCAGGCAGGCGCGCGCGAGTTCGGTGAGCGTGTAGCCGCGAAACTCGTTGCTGCTGTCCATCGTCGTCAGGCCGGCGCGGATCAGCAGGCCACCGGTGACGCCGGCGCGGAATTTGTCGGACTCGTCCTCGACGGTGTAGATCAGGCCATGGCCGAGCGGCACGACGTTGCGGCCGATCATGGCCAGCAGGTCCTTGCGGAAGGTGTCGACGCCGTGGCCCTGGTCCTGTGCGGTCTGGACCAGCGCCTGCACGTCGGTGCGCGCGCTCGGGCCCTTGTACCAGGGGCCGGCGATGGCGGCGATGTTGCGGCGGCGGGTGGCGTCGTCCTGGAGGACTTGCGCGCGGATGGCGTCGGCGTCAACCGGGGCGATGGTCTCGGGAGCGCTGGCGCCAATCGGGGCCTGGTGCTGCAGTCCGGCTTGCGGCGTGACGGTGCTGGGCGCCACCGTCGTGGTGTTTTCTTCGGGCATGGTTTGTCCTTGGGGTGGAGTGGTTGCGGTGGCTGCCGCGGCGAGGAAGAAGGGCGGTGCAAACCGTCCGGTCAGGGATGCCGCGACTTGCGTCTTGGCGGTAATGGTGTCGATCAGGCCGGCGGCTTTCGCCTCTTCGGCCGAGTACCAGTGGTCGGCGCCGTCGGTCAGCAGGGACAGCGCGGCGGCGTGGTCGAGGCCTCCGGGGCGCACGTAGGAACTGGCCATGGCGGCGGCGAACTTGTCGAGCAGTCCGGCCATTTCGCGCAGGTCGTTGGCATTGCCTTGCGCGGCCGACCAGGGCGCATGGATCATCAGCATGGCGTTTTCGGCCATGCTGACGGTCTCTCCGGCCATGGCGATCAGTGAGGCGATGCTGGCGGCAACCGATTCGACGACGGTCGAAACCCGTGCGGGGTGGCGGCGCAGCGCGTTGAAGATCGCCAGCCCGTCCGGTACCGAGCCGCCGACCGAGTTAATGCGCACGGTCATCGTATCGACGGACAGCGCGGCGATTTCGGCAACGAACTTGCGCGCGGTGACGGTCTCGTCGGCCCAGCCGTCGCCGATGTCGCCGAAGATGAAGACTTCGGCGTGGCGATTGGCGCGGGCGTTGATCGCGTACCACGGCGCAGTTGGCGCGGCGGGCTGGGTGGCTGGCTTGGTCATTGCGTTCGGGTTCCGGTGGCGGGCGCGTCTTGCGAGGTGTCATCGCCGGCATCAGGCGGCATGGCGGCCGGCGCTGACTGCGACGCTGCGTCCTTGATGCCTTGCGCTTCCTTGGCCTTGCGCCAGTTTGCTTCCTGCATCAGCGTCTCGCGGGGGTTAGCGCCGCGCGCGCGGATGATCTCGGGGCCGGATTTGTAGCAGTTGCGTTCCAGCACCTCGTTGGCGTCGGCTTCTTTTTTGGGATCGATCCACGGCATGGTCTGGCCGATATAGAGCGCGTCGTCGAGCGTCCCGGGCTTGATGTCGAGCGGCACTTTGACGAGGCCCGAGACGACCGCGATCGCGACGAAGCGCTCCCAGACCGGCTGCACGAACTGGCTGGTGAACAACTCGGCGCAGGCCTGGTAGTGCGTCCACTGCTCGACCAGTTCCTGGCGCTGGGCGCTGTAGGTGCCGTTGTAGTTGCGGCTGATCGACGAGTAGCTGCCGCCGATGCCGGCGGCGATGGCGCGCAGCTGGCCGTCGCGGTGGGCCTGCAAGGCGGTATTCGGGCGGCTGGTGTCGATGGTGCCGATTTCTTCGCCGGGCAGGAGGTCGTCGAAGATCATGCCGGGCCGGAAGCGCATATCGCGCGGGGTGGCGTTGCCTTCGCTGTCGACCTCGTCCGGGTACTGGTCGGGCGCGCCCTTTTTGATGTACGCGGCCATCGAGGCGGCGATCTTGGCGGCGATGCGCTCGGACTCCTCGTAGTCCTTGAGGTCTTCCAGGCGCGTGATCACCGAGGCGAATTCGGAAATGCCGCGCCCCTGGCCGATGCGGTCGGTGCGCCGCAGGTGCAGCATGCGCTCAGCCGGGATGGTTTTCAGATCCTGCGAGGCGCCCCAGGAGAATGCGTCGCCCGGGTGCACCTTGAAGACGCGATAGGAGACGGCCTTGCCCCAGGCGTTGCGGACGATCCCCGCCTGGCTGTCGGAGCGGATCACTTCGTTTTCAGTCGGCACCAGGTCGGGCTCGATCATTTCGAGCGACAGCGGTACGCTGGTGCGATGGTCGAGCAGCGGGTTCAATCCTTCGAGCATCTGCGCGAAGGCCTCGCCGTCGCGTAGCCAGGTGCGGCACATGAGGCGCTGCACGGCGGCCCACGAATGCGCTTGCGTCACTTCCGGGAAACGGCACCAGTCGCGCCAGAGGTCCAGCAACTCTTGCGACAGGTCGTCGAGGATCTCGCCGGATACCGATCGCGGCTGTGGCTCGATGCCGATGCCGGACGGGCCGCAGATGTTGTTCACCATCACCGTCAGGGCACCGCGGGCGAGGTCGTGATTGCGGTCGAGGTCGCGCGCCTGGGTGCGGATCGATGCCGATTGGAGGCGGGCGAGCGCTTCGCCGCTGCGCGTTTCTCGGCTGAATTTTCGGAGCCGAGAGGGCGTCGCGGCGTCGTAGCTGGCGAGGACGGTGCGGGCGTGCGCGCGGCGCACGGCGCGGGCCGGACTGACTGCGGCGACCAGGCTATCCACGATGCGGACCAGCGGATTCAAGAAAAGTCCGCCAAGCGATGGCGGGCGCCGCGGTTGGTCGCACCGATGGTTTCGGCGGCTACCCGCTTTTCAAGCTGCGCGCGCTCGCGGCGGACTTCAGCCAGGTTGGCGAGCGTCAGCGTTTTGTCGCCGATGACGAACGACTGCCGCTTGAGGATCGCCAGCTCGGCGGCGATGTAGGCGGCGAGGAGGTCCGACGCGGTGCTCATGGACGGGGGTGCGCCGCAACTTCGCAGGGGAGACTGCGGGTCAGGGTGGCGGCTGGGCCCAACAGGAGGGCAGTGAAATCGCGGCGCATGGCGCGATAATGCCGCGCGGCGGGGTGCACGATCTAGGGGCAATCGTTCACTTTTTTTTGTACGGGAGGGCAGGCAGACCATTTTGGCGGCGGCGGCGAAGTCGTCGATGTGCGGTGCCAGGCATGGTCAGGAGGTTGGGCTGCCGTGGCGGTGGAATGTCGATAATTGGCGCAAAGGAACAGATTTTTGTTGACTTTGTTCTGTATTGTCGTACAATACAGTTATCGAAACACAACAACAGGAGAACGAAATGGAAGCCTTCACCCTCACAAACGATTTTCACAACACTTCTGCTACCGTCCGGCCGGTGGCCATCAAAGAAGGCAGGTTCGCCGGCATGCACAAGATCAGCCGTGCCACCATGCTGCGCACTCGTCGCCAACTCTGCGGAATTGCAGGATGCACGTGTGGCGGGCAGTTTGGCGAGCGGCGCGGAGGGGCTTATCTCTGTGTGGTCAATGAGGATGCAGAGCGGAATATCATCGTCGATTTAGGCGCGTCGCATGAATAAGCAGCGCACCGGAAACCGCCCCGGCCAGGGGCGCCAGCCGAGCATAGCGCCGGCTGGCCAGGTGGCCCGCATCACCGCCCGCGTCAGCGATCAGCAGCGCGCCGAGTACATCCGGCGCGGAGCGTCGAAGGCCCTGCGGGCCTGGCTGGACGGCAAGCTTGCCGCAGCCGACAAAAAAAGCACGGTGGCGCATGATGCGTCATCGGATACAGAGGGGGATTGAGATGATGGTTACAGCCAAAACCCTACGCGCAGCCGCTACCAGCGTAGACGGCGCGCGGGCGATGGGCATTGAGACGGCTGCAAGCAAGGCCGCGCCAGCGCTCCTGGCTGCAGCCGACGCTTGGCTGAAGAAAAATGAAGCCGGCGCAGCTTACGAGCGCCGCTGGCAAGACTTGGACGTTGCAGCGTCCGCGCTTAGGGCGGCAATTGCCGTGGATCACGGAGGAGTTGGACATGCGCCAGCATGAAATAAACAACCAGGAAAACGCGTGGCTTGGCCTGAAGAACAGGCCAGCGTTCGTCGCTATAGACGAGCCGGCTGTAGTAGTTTGGCCGGCGCTTGCATTCCAGCCGTCTTCGTCTGGTGGGCATGGGACCGTGACCATAACTGGTTCGCGGTTCGACCTGCTCGACCGGTCCGCGCCTGCGTGGCAGGAAGCGGTCATGACCTCGGCTTCAGCGGCAGGCATGCCGTTGCTTGCGCGAAAGATCGGGCGTGCCCACAAGCACGCCTTTTGGCGCATCGATGCCGCGTCTCCGTCCGATGCGCAAGCGTCATCGGTCCGCATCAAGGCCGAGAAAGACGCCGCTCAAGCGGCGTGGGAGGAAGAATCGCTGCGCAGCAGTCGCATGAGCGACCTGCGCAAGTTCGGGCGCAAGCTCTCAGAGGACGAGGCCATCGTCCTCGAAAACGGCGACCTCGTGTTCGCTGATATGGTAATCGAGCGCCCGATCCGCGACATGTGGGGGAGCGTTCCGGCGCTCGCTCTGGTGGATGGCGAGCCCGTGCCTTTCCCGGCCGGCGCTTCCGTTGAAAAAATTTAGGGATGAGAAAATGATCTTTATCATGAATTCGGCCGTAATGCCTGCGGGCAATTTCGGCACATACGATTACTCGCCGGCGACGGTCGGCGATCTTGCTGCTGTCGTCCAGGGCGACGCGTCCGGCTGGTGCTCGTGCATCGGGTATCCGCAGAACGTCGACCTGATCGAGGCATGGACCGGCGTCAGAATCCCCATGTCGCGCGTTGAGACGACGTTCGCCGACGGCGACCGGGCGATCGTCATGCGCCTGAAAAAGCGGGTGGCGAATCCGTCCACCAAAGGCGCGCCGGTTAGCTCTGATCCCGAAGACTGGGAGTTCGCCTGGGTGGCGTTCCGCGAATAACCGCTGTATCCGACGGCAACCAGCCGCCTACGGGCGGCTTTTTTTTCGGCTATCGCGGCTCTTGCTACGCGCCCGGCTTGCTTGTCAGCCGGCGGACCCAGCGCGTACTGACGCCGTGTTTCGCGGCGACTTCGGCGGCGTTGCGGCCGTTGAAGTCGGCACGGATGGCGGCTTGCCTGGTGGCGATGGCGCTCGGGATGTAGATGTACGATCCGCCACAGCGCAGGCTCAGGCGGTCCAGCACGGCCCGGGCGAGCTGGCCGACCTGGCGCGGGCATGGCTGCTGTCCGATCTCCGGGGCGATCGCGTCGGCGATCTGTTCGGCGAGCCATTCGGCTGATGGGTGATCACGTTTCATAGTCTCTTGTCCCAGGCGGATGATGTGGGGATGGCGGGTCGTTGCGGTGGGCTGGCGCGCGGCGGCTTCGGCGTGGGTGCGGTAGCTGTTGGCTGGGGTGGGTTGCCGGGAGTGGCAGGCACAAGGCCGGGCCCTATGGGGCCGTGTTGCGACTCGTCGTCCGGCTCTAGCATGGCCTCGCGTCTGGCCCAGTCGGATGGGCGCCATTTGTTTAGGTAGAGCTCTGGATGGTGGCTGGCGGCGACGGCGTATACCCATGTATCAAGCGCCTCGTTGCGTTTGCCCTTCTTTTTTTCCCAGCGGTTGCGCCGGGCGTTGAAGGCCTCGCTGACCAGCTGGTCGTAATAGTCGGCTTCGAGGTCTTCCGGGAAGCACACTTTTCGATCACCCGGGGCTTTGTCGGCGTCGTCGAACAGGCGCTGATAGAGCAGGTGCTTGGCGGTGTCGGTTCCGACCAGGTAGAGCGACACGCCTTTTTTGACGGTCTGCCCGCGGGTGTTGACGTCCTGTTTGGAGGGGCGCCCGAGGATTTGCCGGCCCGGCGTGGTGTGGCCCTTGACGGCGATGCAGCGGCGCACGCGGCGGGAGCGCACGAACGCGTAGACGTCGTGCGTGTAGTGTCCGCCAGAGTCGATGGCCGTGGCTTCGATGCGGATGGTGCGTCCGGTGCGGTTGGTGTAGTCGCGATTGAGATAGTCGGCCAGCGCGTTCCAGGTGCCTTGCTCGGCCGGGCTGCCCTGTAGGACGTGATAGTCGATGGTCCAGGTGCGGTCGTCGCGGCCGTGGCCGATGACGTGTATCTCAAGGCGGTCGTCCTGCGTGTCTACGCCGGCGGTCAGTACCAGGCAGCCGGGGGGAATGGTGCCGAGCTGCCACGGTTCGGCGCGCGCCTGCAGGCTGTTCGGTTTGATGTCGCGCGATCGGTCGGCCCAGGTTTCGCCGAGGCGCGTGTTCATAAAGCGCATCAGCTTGGCGCTGTCGGCCTGCGCCTCTATCCATTCGGTAGCCAGTTCGGCCCAGGTGCGGCCGAGCCCGAGCGGTGAATAGATGGCGTTGATGTGGTAGCTGGGATAGGGAGCCCCTGGGTTGTCGGCTATCCAGCGGCCCTTGGCGAGCATGGCGGTTTTGTGGTGCTCGCCGATCTCGCTGCCGCAGTGCTCGCAGGCGTACCAGGCGTCGCGTATCCAGCGGTGCGCGCTCGCGCCGGGGTCGCTGTGCCAGCGGATGTTGGCCCATTTCAGGTGCTGGCGTTCGCCGCAGTACGGGCATGGGACGTGGTAGCGGCGCTGGTCACCGGCTTCGAAAGCCTCCTCGATTCGGCTGGCTTCTTTCAGCGTCGGCGACGAGACGACGAACAGTTTGTGATCGTGGAAGGCGGTCAGGCGGACCTGCAGGAGCCCGAGCGGGTCGCCCTGCAGAGTCGTCCAGTCCCATTCGTCGACTTCGTCGGCGATCGCGTAGCGCAGCGAGGTGGATTTAAGGTCTGCCGTGGATCCGGCGGTTTTGGTGTAGAGGATTCCGCCGGTGAATTTTTTGCGTTGCGCGTTGTTGTCGCTGCTTTTGTTGCTGCGGGTGTGGAGCGCGGCGGATACCGCGGCGGCTCCTTTGACCATCGGGTCGAACTTCTGCGACATCCAGTCGGAAAGTGATTTTTCGGTAGGCATGACGACGGCGACCGGGCCTTTGGCGTGGTCGATGATCGATCCCAGCCAGTTGCTGGCGGCCTGCGTGCCGCCGACCTGGCTGCACTTGATGAATGCGACCATGCGGGCCGCCGAGTCCTCCGAGAGCTGGTCCATGATTTCGGTCAGGTACGGCGTGCGCGAATTTTTCCACCGCCCCGGCTCGGCGCTGTCTTCGACCGAGAGGATGCGGTGTTTTTCCGCCCACTCCGACACCAGCAGGCTGGCTTTGGGGTGCAGCGCTCTGGCGGCGGCACGCAGGGCGATGATCAGTGCGTCGGTGTGGGCGGTCATGTGGTGCGATCGATGGTTGTTTTTTGTTCGTTCGCCGTACGGATTGCTGAAAATGCTTGCTTTTTGTTTGTTTGAGGTGTATTATTCAATCATCAACAACGGCAACAGAAAGGGGAACGAAATGAGCACCTACGAAGCAGCTTTGGCAAAAGCGGTTTTGCTGTCAGAGAAATCTGAAACGACGTTTCTCGTCGTTTTCGAGTGCAGCGACGACCGCCATGCGGCGGATTCGTACCGCTGCACGTGCGCCGGCGCATGGGGCGCCCCAACAGAGTCCCGTGCGTGCGGAGTCGCCAGGGGCGGCAAGGTTGTTCGTCGAATCGAAAACCAGCACGTCCGCGTAGGGGGCGGGCGATGATTCTGCGGCTGCGGTCACGGCAAGACCAGGAGGGGGTTGGCGCCCTTCTTTTTGCGGCTGTCCGGCCGGCGGATGTGGTTGCCGCCGTCGGCGAGTGGCAGAAGGCAGGCGGGGCGCTCCCCGCGGCGATCGATATTTGGGACGAGTCAGGCAAGTGGGTGCGCGTCCCGCACCCGAGGAACGGAGCCGCTTTCTTGCTCATCACGGGAAATCTCCGCCAGCCGGCCGAAGTATGGCCGTGGCTCGAGCGGCAAGAGGAATACTCCGCGGAGCTTCGCGCGATGGTCGGCGAAGCGGTTCGGGTCGTAGTGCCAGCACCGCGCCCGGTGCTGGCCTGGTCTGCCACAAAGGAAAAAAAATGATCACAGTAATTCTCGGTGGCGCCCAATGGCGCCGCTTCACCAACGTGGCGCCGGCCTACGGGTCGGTGCTTGGCACCGTCACGCGCGACGGCATCGACACCGGCGCCCTGGTGCTGGTCGACCAGAGCGGGCTGTACTGCCAGCTGAACGCTGGCGCGCTGCGCTCGCTGCCGCAGCGCGAGGTCATCGCGGCGATCGAGGAGGCGCGCGCGGGGAAGCGCGGCGGGCCGGGACGCGGGCAGGGTCGCCAGCCGGCTGACGGCGTTCGCGGGACGCGGCGCCAGGTCACGCTGGACGATGACAGCGCGGCGATCCTGCGCGATTACGGCGACGGGGAACTGTCGCTCGGCATCCGCCGGGCGGCGACGCTGGTAGAGCGCGAGGTAGGGCGCCGGGGGTTGTAGGCGCGCTGCGGATGGAACAGGCGTCAGGTGCGACATGCTTGCTCCTGACGCCTGTTTTTTGCGTCGATGCAGTGTATGGCGCTGAAAAATGCGTCGTAAAAGGCGTGCAGATCCGGGTCTGTGTGGATCGCCGTCTGCTCAATGCGTGGATTGGTGTTCAGGTTGGCGCTGGATTCGATGGTGTAGCGGGCGTCGCCTGTTTTTATCAGGGTGACTTTGGCGTGGTTGCGGGAAATGGCCAGCGTTGCTTTCTTGGCGCGCTCCAGGCGGCAGATGGCGTCGTAGGTGTCCGGGTAGGTGGCGCGCAGGATTTCGCCACAGTAAAAGCGCAGGTCTCCTATTCGGTTTGCGCTTTGCTGCTGTTCCAGCCATTCGATGTCCGGCAGGGCCAGGCACCAACTCGAGATCAAGACTTCGTCTAGGCGCCGATGGTGTTTGGCGATGTGGGCGACAAATGACAGGGCGTCGACGTCGCCGGCGCTGATGATGTGGGCGGAATAGCCTGCAGGCAGGCGATCCGGCAGCACGGCGGCGAGCGTCTCTTCGCTTTTCGCGCGGCGAAGCTGCAGGCGGCTTTGCTTGCGGATGATGGCGGCAGTCTTCTGGCGCACGACATGGGCAACGGTTTCGCGTTGGATGGCACGCGCGGCGTCTGCAAATTCGGCGTCGAATAGGTCGTCGGTCATTTTGCGGTCTCAATGGCGCGCCGCAGCGCGCGCTCGAAGTTCTTGCGGAAGTCGCGGTCTACGGTGATCTGGGCGATGCGGTCGAGCTCAATCAGGCGGCGATAGGAGACCTTGGGGACGACGACGAGGACGAGGCGCGGTTGGCCCTGGGCGTCGGTGCCCCAGAGGCCTCGGCGCAGGCCGCTGGTGTGGCCTTTGCCGTGCGACCAGAACAGTCGGCCGGCGGCTTTGGCGTTCTTGCGGCTGCGGCGGCTGGCGGTGGGGTTCTGCGCGGCGTCTCGGAAGATCCGTAGGGCGGCATAGATGCGATTGATCTGGCCACCGGAAAGGTTTCCCCAGCGATCGAGCGTGGCGTCTGGCCCGGGGATGAGGTATTCGCCGGCGGTGATGTAGCCGTTGCGCTCGAATGCGTTTTCCATGCGTCCGCGGAGCCGTCCTACGCCTCCGGAAAACTGCTGACCTATTTTCTCGGCGAGCGAGTGGGCGCCAAGGCCGAGGGCGTCGTCCTTGACGCGTACTTCAGCGGCCAGTTGGGTCTTTGTGGCGTAGTCGATGAACAGGCCGCGCATGACGAAGGGTGTCGGCCGGTCGAAGTCGTGTCGCATGGCTACTTCCGTGGCCTTTTTCGTGGTTTCGGCGGTCCAGTTGATGGCCTTCATGGTGGCGAAGGGTATCTGCCGGGCGTGCTGGCCGAGGTTGTCGAGCAGGCGCTGCATGCCGTCGAAGCGGGCGCTTATCTGCATGTGTTCTGCCCTCCGGCAAGGCGGTGCATGAGGTTGTCGCCTGGTTTGTCCGTTGCGTAGTGCAGGCAGCGGGTGAAGGGCGACATGTGCAGGCGGCAGTAGTGGGCGCGCGGCTGGCCGTGGCCACCTACGGCGGCAAGCTGGCAACAGCCGGCGCAGGGGTGTGCGGGCTCGGCGTGGGCGACGGTGAATGGCGGGACGTGGGCGGTGATCATGCGGGCTGTTCCTGCTGGCCGGCGAGTTGCTGCAGGCGGGTGTGAAAGTCCTTGCTCATGGCGGCGAGGACGGCAGTGGTTTCGCGCTTGAGGGTGGCTCGGATGCTGTCGAGGTCTTGCCCGACGAGCTCGGGAGCGAGCCGGTGGGGTTGTTGTTCTAGCCCCTGCCGCATGGCGATCACGATGTCCTCGATGGCGGCGGCAACGGCGTCGCGGTCGATCATCTTGCCGGCCGCACGCTGGTATTCGAGACGCGCCGACAGCGCGGCGTATTTTTCCTTTACAGCGCGCGCGGCCTGGTACGAGTTGCCGACTTCGTCGGGCAAGGCGCGCGGTGGAGTGGCTTCTGCGGGGGCTGGCGCGGACGGTAATGGTTGGGGCTGGGTCGGCGTGTTTTCGTGGCGTGCGCGCGCCTCGGCGTGGCGGCGTGCCACGTCATCGCGATGCGGGTCGGCGGTGGCGGCGATGCGCGCGATGCTGGCGGCGGCGTCGACCTTGCCGTCGGCGGTCAGCACCAGGCGACCGGCGGCTTTGAGTGCGGTCACCCAGCTTTTGGCGACGCCGATCTGGCGGGCGAATTCGGCCTGGCTGATGCCGGCGGCGGATGGGCTGTCGGAGGTCATGCCGGGATGCTCGGGAAATCGTCGAGGTGCAGCTGGTCCACCGTGAAGCGGGCGCCGCAGGCCGGCGGCAGAGAGCCGACCATCAGGCCGTTTTCGGCCGCGTAAAATGTCGGCAGTCCGTCGCGGCTGGCTTTGTAGGCGGCATTGACAACCCGGTCGCCAAAGGCGTCGCGCATGGCGTCGATAAACTCGGCGACCTTGGGCATGCTGTGGCGCAGGGGCTTTTGGCGAGCGTCGTCGGTCATTGCAAGCGCCCGCTCAGAATCCGCCATGCTGCTGCAGCCACTCGTGGAACCTGGCCATTGCCAATGGCTTTAAGTCGGTCCACCCGCTTGGCCACCCCATGAGCCACTCTACCCATGGCGGGTTTAACTGGCCACCGGCCGATAACTGGTGGCATAGCCTCACCTGTTGACCTTTCGCTTTTCGCTTTTCTATGGTTTGGTTCGACCATTTGGCTCCGTCTGTCGCATTCGGCGTTGCGAAGCGCTTCACTGCCGCAGGTAAACCATTGCGCGGATTCTCCGTGTCGAAGTTCCCCCGCTTCTCCGCGTCGTTCGCTCTCGGCGTTGGCCATCGCGCGGCTATCGTGTTGCTCAACATTTCCCCACCGCCCGTTCCGTTCCCTCTCGGGCCTGCCTTCCAACAATGCGCGTCTGGCGTGGGCCACATCTTCACTTGTGCGGATAGTTTCGGTTCTCCGCGGCTGTTGAACTTCCCGGATATCCGATTGATTGCATCGTCGGCTACAGGCGTTTGCCACAATCCAGATGCGTTCGCGCAAGTGCGGTGCTCCCACATCGGCCGCTGAAACAACTCCCCATTCCGCATTGAACCCCATCGCGGCAAGGTCGGCGAGCACTCGATCAAGTCCGCGAACAGCGAGCATTGGGCTGTTTTCAATGAATGCGAAGCGGGGTCGTACCTCGCCAATAATCCGCGCGAATTCGGACCATAGGCCGGAGCGCGCGCCGTCGAGGCCGGCGCCTTTTCCGGCGCATGAGATGTCCTGGCATGGGAATCCTCCACTGACGACGTCAACGTGTCCTCGCCAGGGTTTGCCGTCGAAGGTGGCGACGTCGTCCCAGATCGGGAAGGGCCGCAGCATTCCGTCGCGCTGCCTTGCGAGCAGCACGCTCCTGGCGTAGGGATCAATTTCAACAGCGCAGACGGTGCGCCATCCAAGCAAAAGTCCTCCCAGGATGCCGCCACCTGCTCCTGCAAAAAGTGCCAGCTCACGGAATCTCATTGAAGCTTGAGGAAAAACGCGTCGATGCTGTCGGCGACGCCGCGCAGCTGGGCAACACGAGAGAGGAGGCCCGTGCGATCGGTGGGGTTCGCAGCCCATGCCCTCAGGATCTCGGCGCCGGCCGTTAGGTCGTTGGCTTTTTGCCTGGCGGCGTCCCAGTCCGGCATTTCGCCGGCGAGCAGCGAGGAGACATCGTTGAGGTACGACGCAACCTCGCGCTGCCAGGATGCGGCGGCCTCATTGGTCGAGAAGCGGTACTCGGCCAGGTCATAGGCCAGGCTGCGCAGCTCCTGCGCGACGCCGTGCAGCTTCTCGGCGATCTGGGTTTTTTTCCAGCGGCTTAGGGTCTTTGGTGGCATTTTGGGCTCCGTCGGGCTGATCGTTGGGTTTTGTGGTGGCGTTCCGGGTTGCTTGCGTGGCGTTCCGGGTACCCGGAACGGCTGAAAGCCTTGCCAGCACTGGGTTGTTCCGGGCTTTCCGGCATTCCACCTGTGTACACGTGGGGGAGTGCGAAAAATGCGCGAGGGCGCGCGCGTGTACGATGGTTGTTGCGGGCGTGTACGCGCCCGCGCCATCCCGGAAAACCCGGAATGCCCGGAACACGCCTTGCCCAGCAAGGGTTTGAGGCATTCCGGGTACCCGGAACGTGGCGGGGTGTAACCCGGAAAATGGGTGCCGTTTTCGGCTGCATGCGGTTTTTTCATGTGACCCCGCCCCGCCCGGCCGGCTTGCCGAGCTGCGCAACGCGGTTGAATTCCAGGACGTTGGCGGTCAGCCAGGTGACGGGGGATTCGCCGGGTTGTTGGGCGGTGCCCGCTTCCGCCAGCGCTTGTAGTGGTGGCGTGACGATTGGCCGGTTTATGGCCTCGGTGTTTCGGAGATCGACGTAAATGCGGGACTTGCGCTTGTCCCATCCTGGCATGTTGGCGACGGTGCCAAAAAACTGGTTCGAGGCGCGCGGCTTAAATTCCCCGTTGGCGCGGCACCATTTGAGATATTCGGCGTAGAGGTCGCTGGCCAGGCACGGGCAGACCGGCAGGCCGAGGTCTCCACCGAGCCAGGCGGCAATGAATCGCGTCTCGCTGGCCGCCGATAGGTGAATCAGCGCCTGTTTGGCGGCGGTCATCGGCGGTCGTTTGTTGGGGTGAAAGTCGGACAGGTCGAGGTGCAGCAAATGGTGGTAGAACGCCTCAACGCCGCCGGCTTCGAGCTCGGAATAGACGGCGTCATAGTAGGCTTCGCCCCGCTCGGGCGGGGTGTAGACGACGCAGTGCCGGCGATCGTCGTTGTCGAGCGGCAGCGGCTGGTTTTCGTTCGACAGCAATACGAGGTTTATCTGGTTGCGCTGTCTGTAGGCGGCAATCTGCTTTGTGTTGACGCGCACCCAGGGGCCGGTGACCAGCTCCTTCAGCTCACCTTTGATGTGCCACATTTCGGCGCGTGTTACGACTTCCTCGGCGAGCAGGAATAGCTTGGAGTCGGTCCAGTCGCTGTTAAACCGGTCTTCGAGCCCGCGTTGATTGAGCACCGTTGCGTAGGGGCCGTAGATTTTTGCGAGGGTCTGGAACAGCGTGGTTTTTCCG